TTTGCTTAAAAACGGATTAGTGTATGAACAATTATTAGTGAATAAAAAAAGAAAGAATGGATCATACTGTACTTATTCATGTTATTACGACAGCTGTATACTTTGCTTCAGTAGTATACATTGATACAAGATATTTAAAGTCTTATAATGAATTGCACGATGAATTGTACGAAGAACGCGTTACTCGTAAAGAACTAGAACAACAGCTTGAAGAGAATACACAAGTTGTAGATAATATTAAAGAAAAACTAGAATCTTTGGAGGGAACTCTGGAGAAACTACGCAGTACAAATTCTGCTCTAGAAGAAGTTAATACAGAATCTCTGAAAGAGATCGCACAACTTATTGAAGCAAATAATCGAAAGGATGATGAAATTAATGCTTTGAACAAGAAAGTCTCGCAGATTGTAGAATCAGCAACTAATCTAGTTCAAGAAGCTGAGATCCCACATCTAACAAGTTAAATGAGGTTGAATTAAGTTTTAACTCTTTTTAATAAGGATGTACGTTCCAGAACTACAGGAAACTAAAGTGGAACCGTTACCAACAGCATCATTAGATACACTCAAAGCATTACGTGAAGAAATGTGTTCACAATCTGCTTCGCGTGATTTTAAATTACAAAGTCATCAACGATTTTTACGTCGTATCTTATCCCCTGACGCACCAACTCGTTCTTTACTAATGGTTCATGGAACAGGAACAGGAAAGACATGTTCTGCTATTCAAATTGCTGAAGAATATATTATTCGCCCTGAATTCCAAGAATCAAAAGTTCTTGTTGTATGTCAACCTGCTGTTCAACGTGGATTTCGTAAACAGATTTTTGATGATTCTAAAGTACATGTTGACCCAGATGGTCTTATCTTATCTAAACAATGTACTGGTCGCAGATATCTTGATATGCTCCAAAGAACGCAAAGAGAACCTTTAAAATGGTCAAATCGTCAAGTTCGTGAAAAGATGATGGATATTGTAAAGAAAATTATTGATGAGTTTTATGAATTCAAAGGATATATTGAATTGTTCAATCGTATGGAAGAACAACAAAAATTAGGAAATGAAGAACATGTGAATAACTGGATTCATAAAACGTATGATAACAGAATGATTATTATTGATGAAGCACATAATTTAAAAGACTCTTCAGATTCTACAACATCAAAATTAGTTAGTATGGCGCTAGAACGAATTGTTCAAACAGCACATAACGTTACTCTAATCATGCTTACTGCAACACCAATGTTTGATTCATATGCTGAAATCGTATATTATTTTAATTTATGTTTATGGAATGATCGTAAACAATCTTTAAAAAAACAATTAACTCCATCAAAAGTGTTTACAAAAACAGGTGAATTCCAGGAAGGTATGGAATCACAATTCAGATTATGGTGTCAAGATTATGTTTCTTTTATTAAAGGTGACAATCCTCTAACATTCCCATTTCGCTTACCACCACCTGATTCAATGATAGCACCTATATCAACTAAAGATTATTTAGGCAATCCTATCCCTCCCTCAAAAAGAAGAAAGTATTTAACATTAACAAAATCTGTTCTTGAAGGATACCAACTAGAAGTTGTTAAAAAGTTAAAACCTATTGGAGGTAATCCTCCTTCTGAACTTGTTTGTGTTCTTCCTGAAAGCAAAACTCTTTCGGCTGTTTTTGTACATCGTGATTCAGGTGTAGAGTATGCTCCAGGTATACCTACTTTCTTAGCTCCATCGCAAGTATCCAAATACAGTTCTAAACTTGCTCTAGTTATGAACACAATTGAAAAGTCAAAAGGAATGATTTTTATTTACACTAACTTAATTGGATTAGGATCAGATTTGGTTGCTATGTGCTTAGAAGAACATGGTTATTCAAATGCAGGAGATCGTCAATTTCTTTCAAAGCTATCTGAAGTTCAACGTGGAACAAAAGGAAAGTTTGTTGTGTTTTCGGGAGATACATCTCAATCTGAAATTGACAAAATGTTATCTCGTAGCAAGAGACGTGAAAATATGACAGGATCAGATATCAAAATTATTATTGGAACAAAGAAAGTTGCTGAAGGTCTTGATTTTTCATTTATTCGACAAGTACATGTTTTGGATTATTGGTGGAATATGAGTAGAATTGAACAAGTTGTTGGAAGAGGAATCCGAACATGTTCTCATCAATTACTTCCTTTTAAAGAACAGAATTGTACAGTATACTTACATTGCTGTACATTTCCTAATGAAGATCGTGAAACTCTAGATGAATTCTATTATCGTATTATGGTTGAAGGAAAATCTCAAGATATTGCTAAAATCAAAAATGTTATTATGGAATCTGCAATGGACTGCCCTTTACAGCAAGAGATCAATCGACTTCCTCAATCATGGAGAGATTTAGAAATTACTCAAATAAGATCCCAGGATTCTAAAGAAGTAACTTTGAATCTAGCATTACTTGCCTCACCTATTTTCGGAGAAGAAGCAGGAACATGTAAAGTTTCAGAGAAACCTGTTGACGCAGAACATGAACGTCCTTTATCTTCATATCTTGATGTACGTGATGAGATCTTTGATAAATTGATATCAATGTTTTATCGCAAACCTGTTTGGTTGAAAAAAGATTTAATGACATCTGAAGAGTTGGTTGGTTATGATCCTAATGTAGTTATATATTTGCTTCATAATGCTATTGAGACAGGATTGATTCTTAAGAACAAATACGGACAAAAAGGATTCTTGGCTTCACGCAAAAACTATTATGTGTTTAACATTACGGATACAGATGTAGTTCAAGATTTATATACAGATACACATGAAGAAACTGTTTTGCCTCTTGCAAAAACGGTTCGTGAAAAGGTTCATAAAGAAACTGAATTAGATGTTTCTAAAATCAAATGGGATTTTTCTGATGAAGTTAAGACTTGGTATATTGTTGATCAAGTTCTTTCTAAAGATGAACGGATGAATCATATGATAAATTTAGATTGGGAGAATCCACCTGTGTACGCAGGAGTTTTGAAATTAGGTGATATTCATGTTTTAGGAAGTGGTATATTCTACAAAGGAAAGAAGAAGATTTCTTTACTAGGTGAAGAATTCGATACGTATACAAAATGGGTAATCTCTCGCAAGAATGCTTATGTTTCCGAAAAGAATAATATTTCTGCTACTGTAAAAAATGGTATCTTGTTTAATTTAGATGAACAAGAAACTGAAACATTAAAATTAGCTGAACGCACAAAAGCTTTTGGCGGACGCAATTGTAATTCATTTAAGAAACCATTAGTTGCTAAATTCGCAGAATGGTTAGACGGAAAAGGATTTCCACGTGTTCTGACAAAAACTGAACAATGTCAATATTTATCTTTACTTGTACGTGATGCGGTATTAAAAGGTAAACAAGGTTTATCTTGGTGGACTCCTGAAGAAATGTCAATTTTTAATGAAGATGCGAATAGTAAAGATCTTTTATCCCGTCTAAAATAATGAGAACAAATGAAGCATTATGGTCACGTATAAAGAAAGAAGTTCAACGCGGATCTCGTGGTGGTCTTGCTGGTGAATGGAGTGCTCGTAAAGCACAATTAGCTGTAAAACTTTATAAGGATCGTGGAGGTAAATTTAAGGGACGCAAGACAGCACGTAATTCGTTACATCAATGGACGATACAAAATTGGAGAACTAAATCTGGATTACCTTCTTTGATTACAGGCGAACGATATCTCCCAGAAAAAGCTATCAAAGCTTTGACGTCAGCTGAGTATGCTAGAACTACACGTAAAAAAAGAATGGGGACAAGTCAGTTTGTTCGTCAACCTAGATCTATCGCAAGAAAGACACGTCGATACAGATTAAAAAGGGGATAATCCCCTCACACTAAAACATTGTAACTCATTGTAGTACTTGCGATAACACACAAGTACTTATATGCCATCAACATGTTTGATAGATCACCTTCACGCTGAAATTTATGAAATATTTCTAGCATCGATTCGAAGCAAGAGGTTGTATAAACTCTTGATGCGATTGATGTATTTAATCTGTCTAAGATTTTTTTATCTAATGGAAGACCTAGCATTTTGTAACAACTATGTTTCCAATAAAAAAAGTTTTCGTTTCTACTTTTTATAATGTGACAAAAGAGCTTTACTCAAATCTTTTCTGAATGTTTCCATGTAAGCAATTTTTTCACTATTTTTAATAGGTTGTAGATTGTATAGTTCACTTTCTACAACCTTTTTTGCCATGAAGACAATTGCTTTAGCATAATTTAAAGACCAATATTCACTGAATTCATCTTGATGTTTCTCAACGCAAGGTGTAGCTCCGATTGGATCTTCCATATTAACACTTACTAATTCAGAAAAAAATAATCCGTTTCAAATAAAAATTTCTGCTTTTTTTTCTTTATTTTAACAGTCCAGCGTTATACAGCCCTGGTAGCATTTTTTTGTTACTTTTTTCTCATCCAACTCCTTTTAGGAGCTTCTGCATTTTTTGCCTGCATTGCCTTGACATATCTCTCGAGAAGGGCCATCTGTGCCTTTTCTTCAGCACGATGAAGTAGTTCCTTCTGAACTGCTTCATACCGCATCCTGCGCATCAAGTTTTCCTCTTCCCAATACGTAGCATCCTCTGCAGCGTCAACCACTTCTTTTAGTACATCATTCACATAGTTCTCATCTATTACGAGTGGAAGGTGTACTGTCACCTCGGCAACCTCGTCAAACCAGCTAATTCTATGTAGCTTATATCCACGCTTTCCTTTCAAGCAACTTCTTATGGTGGGTACGGCCGTCTCCGACGAACTCCCCCCACCTACCATCTCAATGGATGGCTCTTCTGGGTTAACCCCATTAAATTCAACAAAACTCTTCAAGACCTTAGACATTTTAAAGGCAATAAAGAATCATCTAACAGTCTCTATTCTATAAAAAAAGAATCCATTTTTTCTCCCAAACATCAAAAACGAATCTAAAGGAGTTCTACACTAGAGAATAAGAATGGATGCTTTGTTTGAGCGCAGAGATCTTGTCCGCAAAGTTCACTTGAACTCTAAAAATGTTCAAAAAAATATTCAAGGATCATTGTTAGCTCAACTTAAAATGCATTTTGAAGGTAGATGTTCATCAGAAGGATTCATTCAAGCAGGAAGTTTGGTGATTCTAGGAAATTCTTTAGGACGATCAAATTATCGTACAGGAGGAATTGATTATGATGTAAAATTCCAAGCAGATATTTGTTTGCCTCATGCCGGACAAACTTTTAAAGCAATGGTTTCATTGCGATCTAAAATTGGCATTCACGCAGATTGTGAACCTTTGAAAGTATTGATTCCACGTGATCTACATATTGGAAATGCTGAATTTGAAGCTGTTGAACTTAAACAGGAAATTGAATTTGAAGTTGTAGGTGCTGAGTTCAAGCAAGAAGATCGTAATATTTATGTGATCGGTCGTCTCAAATCTGCTATTCAACCTGGTCCTTTAATGCCTTTGCTATCATTAGAGCCCATTAAAGAAGATGTGGAAATCAAATCTTCTAGTGATGATGGAGAGCAAAAAACTGTGACAATTAATCCATCAGCTTCTGAATCTCCAAAGAAGAGGAAGTTAAAGCGAAAGGAACCTGTAGACATAAATGAACAGACAGCAGAAGGAATTGCTCAAGGAACAGATTGATAAGCTAGACGCAAATGAACATCAACAATTGTACTCTATAGTTCAAAAATATACTACTGAACTCACAAAAACTCCAGGAGGTGTCCTAATTTCATCTGAGCACCTATCTAGTGAGTGCCTACAAGAGATGGAGAAGTATACACTTTTTTGCTTAGATCAGAAGAAGAGGATGGATGAGGATCAGAAGACGAGGAAGAGTTTCGAGCGCCTTGTTGAATAATTCGCACAGGAACAGTTTGTACAGGAGTAATGGGTGTATCATTCAAAGATAAATAACCTTGAATAGTTTGGTTTGTTGTTGGGTTGCCAATGTCAGTTGTTACTTGAACACTTTCGGGCTTTTCAGAAGTACTAAATGCATAATAAGGTCTGTCAGTAATCGTATCTACAATTCGGAACATTACTTTAGAACCATGAGGAGCATTTTTTGTAGAATAAGTAACTTTTGCAGAGATTAAGTTAACACCTTGAACAGCTTCAAGAATTGTTAAAACTCCTTGCTGTTTTATACCAGGTATGATTTTCGCAATAGCTACTGGAGTCTTATTAAAGATTCCATATTGCCACATAAGTGTGATACTGATAACAAGTAAAAAGAATAAAATCCAAAAGGGCATTTCAAACCAACTATCAGTAAATGGGGAACCACCTCTTTGTTTCGCCATTTATATGAAAGGTAGAAAACGAACTTAGATTGTCATCTTACTAAATAAGTAGAAGGATGGAAGCTTTATTCGACGTAGCTAAGTCGGATAAGAAAGCTGAACTAGAATGTACATTACTTTCTGGTTCAATTCAAACTAAAAATGTAGCTGATCGTATTCTAGAAGCCGTGCGTTCTTTGAGTACAGGAACATTTACCGAAACTTCATTGTTACGTGTATCTTATCCTGATGATATTCGTGTAGAAATTGAATCTCCACACTTGATTCAAAAAGTATGTGCCACAAATTCTTTTAAAGGTGTACCTCTAGAAGTCCAAAAGAAATCTTTGTATCATCGCGATACTACAAAAGATAATTTGGATATACCAGATTTGTATTCTCGTCTTAAATTGAGATCTGAAGTTGTCGTACGCAAAGATTGGGACGCTTCACCAACAGATCCTAAAACTATGGGAATCCGTTTGCTAAACAGACGTTCATTCTTAACTAAAGATGAATGTTTCAGAATTGATTTCTCTATGGTTAAATCTCGTCGTCTAAAATCTCAAACTTTACGCGAAGTTCTTAAAGAAGATCCGAGATACGAATTAGAAATTGAGTTTATTAAGCAAGATACTAAGGTTTCTTCAACAGCATTAGCTTCTGAATTGAATCGTCTAATTAAAGTTATTGTACAAGCCTATCAAAAATCTGAATTCATATTGAGTCCTGTTGAACAAGAAGTTTATTTGCGTGAATTCAATTTGTCTAAAATGCGTTTCTTTAATCCAGTCACATTCAAACGTGAACATATGCGTGAAGGTCCTCATTCAATTTGGGAAGGATATACTGTAACTGTAAAAGCAGATGGTGAACGTTCTGGATTGTATGTAGCACGTGATCGCAAAGTTTTGCGTATTACATCTAGACCTCTAGAAGTAAGATGGACAGGTTTAAAAGCTCCTGAATCCTATCATGGAACTTTTATGGATGGCGAATATATTCCTGAACGTAATTTGTATTGTATATTCGATTGTTACCATTATAAAGGCAAAAATGTTATGAGTCTTCCTTTAATGGATAAAGAGTCTCGTTTAGGATATGCTGATCAATTTGTCCAAGATGTAAAAGAGTTTGTTTCTGAACCTACATTGAATCCTCTAAAAATTGAAAAGAAAATGTTTAAAGCAGGTGATGGACCAACAATGGAAAAAGCTATTCGTGAATTATTGGAAATGAATTATGAATACGCTACAGATGGTCTAATTTTCACACCACGTTTATCTCCTGTAGCTCCTGAAGCTGATCGTCAAGGTGCGACATGGAAACGTGTTTATAAATGGAAACCTCCTCATCAAAATAGTATTGATTTTCTAGTTAAGTTCACAGATCGTAAAACGTTTGATCCTGTATTGGAAACGCAAGTTCAAGAAGGACATTTATTTGTAAGTCAAAATTCAGGAGACCTATCTGTCTATCCATGCGAATCAATGACAGGTGAGTATGTTCCTCGTGAATTACCTGCTGATCTAAAAGTTTCTGGTCCACGTGTTCCAGCATATTTCCAACCTACTAATCCTAAAAAAGAAGATGCTTACAATATCTTAATTCCAGTTGATGAAAAAGGTTTGGGAAAAGATTCAGAAGGTCATCGTGTAGAAACTAATACTATTATTGAATGTGCTTATGATTCCACTAAAGAAAGATGGATTATTATGCGAACACGTTATGAAAAAACTATGCAATTCAAAGCAGGAAATAATTACGGACAAGATTCACAGACAGCAGATGATATTTGGAATTCTATTCATGTAGCTGTTACAGAAGATATGTTAAAAACATTTGTGAGTGCTCCTTTAGATGCTGATCAGTTTGAAGATACGTATTACATTATGGATATCAAACGTAATACTCGCGCTCTTGCAAAATGTTATGATTTTCACAATAAAGTAAAAAATGAGATGTACGAATCATTAACTGAGAATGCTACCCTACTTGATTTTGGATCAGGACAAGGAGGTGATATGCATAGATGGAAACGATCTCGTTTATCTAAAGTTGTAGGTATTGAACCATCAGAATCAAATATTAAAGAAGCTTGTCGCAGATACATTGAAGATAAGACTCAAAAACCAACAGATTATCGTCCTTTAGTTTTGTATGTGAAAGGAGATATGACTTTACCTTTATATGAACAAGAATCTGATCGATTCCGTATTCTAGAGGGAACTGAAAAAGGATCCACGAAATATTTAGAACAATTTTCTGGATTAAAGATGTTTGATGTATCTTCATGTCATTTTGTTATGCATTATGCCTGTGAATCTGAAGAAGTATTTCGTGTCTTTGTGAAAAATGTTACAGGTCATTCTAAAAAGTTATTTGGAACATGTTTAGATGGAAAACTTGTTTATGGACTTCTTGCAGGAAAGAAATCACATAGATTCACGAATGGTAAAGATATTGGAGGTGAATATCAAAAAGAATACGCAGATGAAGAAATGTGGTCTGATCGGTTTGGATTAGGTATTACAGTATCTATGGAATCCTTTGAAACAAAGAAAGAGTACTTAGTTCCATTTGACAGAGTTGTTTCGATCTTTGATGAAGAAGGATGGGAACTAAAGGAATCTAAGTTGTTCCGTGATTTGTATAAAGATGGTCTGAACATTCAACAACAAGAATTCTCATTTCTCAATCGTACATTTGTATTTGAGAAAAAACCTAAAGCTGAGACTGTGACTGAGGAACTCAAAGAGGAACTCAAAGAGGAACTCAAAGAGGAACCCAAAGAGGAACCCAAAGATGAACCTAAAGAGGAACCCAAAGAGGAACCCAAAGAGGATTCTGAAACTAAATCAGTAACAACAACTGAAGAGAAGAAAAAACGTAAATTGAAAAAAGTTCCTGTAGATGAAAAAGATTTACCAATCCTATTTCATGGAGCAGGTGAAGATAAAGGACAGTATAAATTCTTAGATAATCAAGCTGAATATCCTATTCAAATTGAATCTAAAAAATATCCTACAGTTGAACATTATTTTCAGTCTATGAAAGCTTCTGAATTTGGTGATCAAGAAATTCTAGATAAAATTACAAAAACTCCTTCTGGAAAAGCAGTTAAGGCTTTAGGTAAGAAAGTCAAAAATTTCATTAAAGAACAATGGGATTCTCGTAGAGTAGAAATTATGGCACGTGGTGTTCGTGCTAAATTTGTCCAACATCCAGAATTACAGAAACAATTACTAGATACAGGTGATAAACAAATTGGTGAAGCTGATGCTCGTGATTCATTCTGGGGAATTGGAACTTCTGCATCAACTGAACTATCTAAAGATCCTACTAAATGGAAAGGACAAAATCAATTAGGAAAAATCTTGATGACTTTACGCTTAGAGTTTAATGCTTAAGTTATTACTTAATACATTTGCTATTCGGTTAATTGCTGCATTTAATGATGTTGGATAAGGAGTATTCCAAGGATTTGTTCCTGTTGTTAGAGCTAATGTTCCACCAGCTCTACTTAGACCACAAGGTGTCCATGTAATTAAATCAGAAGAATACCAACAAGTATTTGCAGTTGAAGAACCACCATTTTGTAAATCTATACCAACTACCCAAATTGATCCTGTATAAGTAACTGATTTTAATATATTAGAATTTAATCCTGCAACTCCAATTGTATCTACAGTAGTCCAAGTTAATCCATCTGATGATGTGCATAAATTTTTAGATGGGGATGAACCAGTTTCATTACCGACAAGTAACCATGTACTACCATCATATGCTATAGCATTATTGGCAAGAAGTCTACCTGATGTTGCGGTCCAGTTATTTCCATTAGTTGAATGTAATAATGATGTAGATCCATTACTTCCAGCAACAAACATTGTTCCATCTGTTCCAATTACCGTACATGCATTTGTAAATGATCCATTTGAAGATTGAGTCCATGTAGTTCCTCCATTTGTTGAATAAGCAATTGCTCCACCAGTTCCAAATATACCACCTGCAACAACTAATGTTCCAATATTACTTAGTGAATTACAACTTCTAAGTACTGTAGAGCCTTCAGTTACTACTGATGACCAACTAATTCCATCGGATGATGTTGCTATAGAATTATTTCCTGAACCACCTGCAACCCAATGTGTACCTGTCCATATAACAGAATTACACATTGTTGTAAACATTAATGGAAATCCAACACCTGTCCATGTAATTCCATCATATGAATAGGCTAAAGATTCTGTTGTTGAAGATATTGGCGTACTTCTCGTATACCCTCCTGCAATCCACATTTGCCCGTTTGTTGCAATAGTGTTACATCTAGTAAGAATACTTCCATTTGTTGATGCATTCCATGAAATACCATCTTGTGAATAATCTAATATATTACCACTATATCCTCCTGCAAATACTAATGGTGGTAATGTAAAACCTCCTCCTGAACCTGGTCCTGTAGGTCCTGTAGGACCTCTAGATCCCGGAGCTCCTGGTGTACCAACAATCTGTCCAACATTAGTCCAACTGGTTCCAGTCCACACATACAAATTTAAATCAGTTTCATCAATCCACGCATCGTTTACATTTCCAGTTCCACCTGGTGGAACAGCATAAGTTGATCCTCTAATATTGATGTTTAAACCCGGCGGACCTGTTGGTCCAACGCTACCATTATTTCCTGTAGGGCCTGTAGGACCTGTAGATCCTTTAGCTCCTGGTGGACCTACAATCTGTCCAACATTAGTCCAACTAGTTCCAGTCCACACATACAAATTTAAATCAGTTTCATCAATCCAAGCATCATTTACATTTCCAGTTCCACCTGGAGGAACAGCATAAGTTGATCCTCTAATATTGATATTTAAACCTGGTGGACCTGTTGGACCATTGCTACCATTATTTCCTGTAGGACCTGTAGTACCTTGTCCACTTCCTCCTCCACTTAAATATGGAAGACCGTTCCATCCCGTTATACCACTTCCAATCTTTAGTTTACCAGTATCTAATTCGTATCCTGGTTCACCTTCTAAAAGAATTGGATTACGTGTAGCCCAATCTGAAGCTATACCACGTTTAAGTTTTAAAGTGACATAATCTGTCATTTAGTACTTTGTTTATAATATTCTTCATAAGATACTGGCGTAACTGCTGGAAGGTTATTCACAACTGGATCCACAAATCTTCTAAATAATTTCTGACCTACTTGAACAGATGCTTCATCTTCAGTTAGTTCACCTTTTTCAATTTTGCGTCGCATTTGTAGCATATAAAAAAAAGTATCATCTAGTTTTCCTTCCATATGTAATTTGAAGATAGACGGATATTCATTATACAAAACCTGATTTTCTTCAGCGATCTTTTTCTGAAAAACTTCAGGTTGATTTTTTAATGCTTTATGACGACGAAAGGATTCGTCCATATTACGAACCATAGCTTGAATTTGTGTTGCGTTCATTTAATTCTAAGGTATACATTAAGATGGCATTAAATCCCGCTCCAATGCATGCGGACGCAAATGGCCGATTAATTGCGTCCGGTTTACCAAAATTACATCCTGGATATATTTCTAATGTCCAAGGTGGACTTCTAGAACATGGTGCAGCCCGAACAGCTGCTGCAATCAAAGCTCAAGCCGGACACGCTTTAAAAGCAGGAGTAACTATGCGTGGCGGATCTTATATTGAAGTTCCTAAAAGCACAACAATTCAAGGCGGAACAATTCCAGGAATTGATCAAAATCAAAATATGAAAAATCTTTTAGAAGCAAATGCAGGGTTACGTACAGGTGCTGTTTATGATGGATTAGGAAAAATGACTCCTCATCGTGTTTCTGTTGGTGGAAGAAAACGTAGATCTAGAACAAATGGACGCCACCATAGGAATCATAAGCGGCGCCATAGGAAGTCTCGTTCTCGCACTGGCTCTCGTCGTAGGACTAAGCGCAGATCGCATTGAATTCTTACACACAACTGGTTTTAGATTCACAATTTATTGGTTAGGATTACTTTCATGTATCACAATAGGTCAATTTATTTGCTGTTATTATATTCTGATTAAATGGTCAGAACTACCTCAACAAATAGACGGATCTGTTCGTTCTACTTAGACCCATTCTGGAATTTCGCGTTTCGTATATTTTGTTATACCACGTAAAATCATTTTATTTTTCACGTAAAAGTTTTTATATGCTTGAATTGGATCTGAATCTTTATACTCATCAGGCATTGCTTGAGGAGGTATAGTTAATCCCAACTTAGGAATATCTGGAATGTTTACTTTTAACCATTCGATATGCTTCTGAGTTTTATGAATTTTTCCATATCTATATGTGTATTCGATACACAATTCCATTCCAAGATCACATAACCAAATGTAATTCTCTACAGATGTTCTTGTCCATACAGAGCAAGGATGATTTACGTGAGTTTTCTTATATGCATTGTCTGGAAGCTTTAATTCCATAAACCAATGAACTGAATATAACATTTGAGCTGTCTCCAATATCATCTTGACAACGTGTTTGTCGAGATGATATTGAGCACACTTTTTAGGATCATAATTAAGAAAGAAGATATTCATCTTATCATTGTAATGAAACAATCCTGAATTTGTTTATTCCGTTTTAAGAACAGTAGGGAGATACATCAAAATAGAATTCACCGGGTGTACAAACAATCTTTTTCTTCTTTCTTGAAAATAATAAATTGAATTCAGTTTCGTTATTATATAAATAAATTTCATCAAGATTTTTCATTGTCATATACGCTTCTGCTTTTTTAGCAAAAAAGGCATGTAAATCTCGAGAAACTTCTTCAGGTGTTACTTGTTCACGTTTTGATATTCTATCAAGAGCTGTAGACAATTTAGTGTAGGGAATTGCTACAACAGTTCTGAAATCAGACGCTGAAGATAAAAAAGACATCATTTGTTTTAAACCTCCACAGGTTGCTACATAAACAAATGATTTCTTTCCTGCAATAGAATCTTTAACAAGTTCTACTGCTTTTTGGGATTTTTCTAGATGCGTAGAACCTTCAAGATGATCTGGATCAATCAAAATATATTTTCCACGAATTCCGGCTAATTTAAGCATGTCTTTAATATGCGAAGATTTCCCAGTACCTGGAGGTCCACAAACAAAGAATGCGAACATTATTCTTGTATCTGACAATTATTTAATTAGAGTCTTTTTAAGAAGAGATTGAAGTTCTTTAGTGAATTCCGTACAGTCTTCAGAAGATACAACTCCTGTCAGAATCATTTTTCCTGTCCGAAATATTTTTGCTGTCCATTTACGTTCAATAAATTGAATTTTAACGCCAGGATAAACATCGGGATCATATGAAGCTAGAATATCAGAATCTTTCAAAGCTTTGATATTATTAGTCAAGGTTTCACGAGGAACAGTCGTTTTTGGTGAAAGTTCTGTAACATAATTCATCAAAACAACTCTACGCTTATCCACTTTCCATTCATCTGGAGGATCCATCAAAGAATCTTTGATATTCCAAATTTTAGACATTAGGTAAGTCAAAGTACTAGAATCATATCCTGGGTCAAGAACACCTGTCATATGAAATACACCATTCTGAAAGATCTTAGTCGTAATTTCTTTGAGCGGAAGAGTTCCTTCTCCATCGTTCAATGAAACCACTGTAATTGAATTGCGACCGAATCCAGTAGTATTTTCTTTAGTTTTCTTGGATCTTCTCTTGACTTTATCCCGCAAGGAAGTACCGCGAGTTAGAATACCTTTCTTTTCAATCTTAATAATTTTATCATCAAGTTCAAGTTTTTCAAGTAGAACTGTTGTGTTCAATTTCACATTGAGGTTGTACAAGATCACCATTGTTGACAATTTTGGAGGATCCATATTTTCTATCTTCTAGATACACTATACCGATTTCGTTTTTCCATGAGAATGACAAACTTTCGGGAAAAAAAGAAACTAGATACACATCGAATTTTCTGATTAATCTGCGTATACGAGCATCATGTTTAGGATCTAACATCCATCCAGGTTCTAGATATCCTAAAAAAATATTTTTTTTGGAATGATGATCTAGAATATGATCGCATTCATCAGCAAGAAGTTCTGAACTCAGAGTAGATAAATCTATATCAATAGTTTTTCGGATATCTGAAAAGTCTTTTAAAAAAAAGTATACAAAGAGCATTCCTTTGTATATATTTTTCTTGGTAAACTACTTCCTACAACAAGCCATAAATAGCAATATGATCAAAATGAGTACTCCCATTCGAACATAAGTTTCTGTATCTTCTCTGTTTACACACTTAACTGTATCCTTATGTGCCCCATCAACATCAAATATAACCAAACACGTTGCTGCATAGCCTCGAGTATTCAAAGCTGTGTAGAAAAGATTATTTGCTAGATTATCAGCCCTATAGGGATAAGAAATGATTAATGTATTCATTTTTTCTGGTAACATTTTTACAAGAAAATTATTCGTTTTTACTTAAAGAAATAAGTATATTAAAAGAGTAAGATGTTCCCGTTAAGAAATCATCGTGGAAGTTGTTGGGTAAACGCGTGCTTACAAGGTTTATTCAGAATTCCAGATCTTCAACAAAGATTTACAGAACATAAAGCAGATCCTACAAATCATTTAGAAACAGCATTACAGAAAATATGGAATTCTAAAGGAACTGAAGGACTAAAAGAATTTTTTGATTCTGTAAAGAATGTTTCATTACCTACTGGCCGTGGAACTGCTGATTCACATGAATTATTGATGTACGTTCTAGATAAACTTCCGTGGTTAGAAGATTTATGTAAGTTTTCCGTAGTTGATAAAATTAAGTGTACAAAGTGCGAATACATTTCTGAAAAGCAAGATACTAAAGTCGAACTTTCTTTGTATCCCGATTCTATAGGAAAAACTGTTTCTGATTGTATTGCGCATGAAGTTAAAGAAACTATCCCTGAAGGATCTAAATGTGAACGATGTTCAGAACCTTATCGCAAACAACTTCTTATGGCATCGTTTCCTAAACTTCTTTTATTACACGTGTATACCGAACAGCAAAAGAGAACTGAATATTGTAGTAATCTTGTCATGAATGGTCGCAAGTATATGCTTCTGAGCGTCTTGTCTTATAATGGATCTCATTGGTGGGCTTATGGTCGTGATGGACAAGGTAAACCGTGGTGGACTCTTGATGATTCACGTATCACAGAACACAAACCTACAGAATTTCCTTTATCTCACACAATGCGGATGTTGATTTATTATCAGATTCATGAATAAAGATGGATTTACCCGTCGTACTTTCTGTATCTGTTGTTTCTCTAGTTGTAATTGGAATTTTAGCATGGTTTATGTCAGGATCTATTATGTCATTGATTGTAATTATATTTGTTGCTTCATTGGTCGCATATTTGTTAAATGTAGTTGGAGCTTTTGATGTAAAGACTAATAAGACTGGAATTGATGTACAATTTCATGAGAATGGACCGTCTCCTGCTCCTCCTACACACCAAAAAGTTAAACCTTTAGAAACTAAAGAAGTGTTTTATGTCTCCGGAAATAATTGGACGTATGAAGAAGCTCCTGCCGTATGCGCAGCTATGAATTCTGAACTAGCATCTTATGATCAAGTTCAAGAAGCATTTATGCAAGGAGCTGAATGGTGTGGCTACGGTTGGTCTTTAGGTGGTATGGCATTGTATCCTACTCAACAATCTACATGGAATGCTTTACAACAAGAACCGGCAGAAACAAAGAGAACTGCTTGCGGTCATCCAGGTGTAAATGGTGGGTATTTTGACGCTAAACTAAAATTTGGTGTAAACTGTTTTGGTCCTAAACCTCCTAATCGCGGAACTACATTTCCTGCTCCTTTACCTGGAACTGATTCTAAAGCCTTTGATGCAATGGTTGACAGATTCAAGAAATCTTTGAATTCTACTTTACTATCTCCATTTAATCGTACTGAATGGTCTGGAGCTTTGGTTACTGCAAGTACTGGAAAGGCTTTACAAAGTGAAACAGTTCAAGCTTATAATGATGTAGAGTCATTAGGAAAAAGATTAGCTGATATCTAATAAATGTGGAGTTATGCTTTGAACACACCTATTAAAAAAGGTGTTTGGACTCCACCACCTGAAGAAAAGATTCCTGTTCCACCACCAGCATCTGAACAAACACAGAATCATCGTGTAATGAATTGGTTAGTATCTAAAAATCCTAGTCAAGGTATTTTCCCGATGCCTCCTCAATCAGGTAGACCTGAAGGAAAAGTATTCTATACCCAATACAAATGATTGAACTTGCTCTTCTCACGGGTTTAGGAGCTGTTGGCTATATGTTAGCTACTCAAGAACCTACTAAAGAAGGATTTGAATTACAACCACGTCCGACTGAAAAACATACGGACGCAGTTGTGCATAAACAAGATAAAGGACATTCTAATCAAGTTCCATTTTTTGGAGCTCGTGTAACGCAATCTATGTATTCAGGTGCTACAGATCAACTTTTAGATAATCATACTGGTGCAGGTAAAGAGTATTTCCAGAAACGTGAAACTCAATCTTTTTTTGATGTAAAGACTGGTACGGGTAATCCTTTTGGACAACAAGTAGAAACTGATTTTATTCAATCGCGTATGGATGCTGGAACTCAAATGAAAAATGTGTTTCCAATTGAACAGACTCATGTAGCACCTGGTTTGAATGCTGGTTATACGAATTTAGGATCTGGTGGATTTCAGCAAGATGCTGGACGCGAATATGCTTTACCTCCTACAACTGATGAATTACGTATTGCTACTCGTCCTAAAGTAACTTTTTCTTCTGAACCTGTTCCTGGTGCTGCTGTAGTAACTAGACCAGGTATTCAAGCACCTGTAAATAAGAACAGACCTGATAAATTTGCTGTATTAGGAATGGAACGTGCGAATACTACAGTTGGTCAACAAGTAGCAAGTGCTATGTATCCTGAAGTTCCAATGAAAGATCAAGCACGTGATTCTACAACTGTTCAATATTATGGATCAGGTAATGGTGCTGGAGGTGTATGGTCTAGCTATTTACGCGCATTTACTGAACCTTTTCAAGAATTTATGAAATTAACTGCAGATGGACGTCCAGGTCCTGCTGGTCCAGGAGGATCTGGTAATTCTACTGGAGCTCATCAAATCTCATTCCAAACACGTAAAGATGAATCTGTTTTATCTGATGCCACTAGATTCAATGTTCCTACTAGTTATGTAACTTCTGGTTCTGAACATCTTGGATCTTACCGCTACAATGAACCTTTACAGCAAGATGTTCACTTAGAACGTACTAGTCCTTATGTTGTAGAAGCCCACCAAAACAATCCTTATAGTCAACCATTGAATTCTATCTAAAATGGATTTATAAAGTATATATTATGATCTTGTAATAGTGATATGAATTGGACACGTGACGAGTTTACTAAAGTTGTTAAGGCTGCACAAGAAGAAGCTGTAAGAGCACTTAATCTTGTGAATCCTACTGGATGTCAGCAACAATGTGAGGACATCAACGAATATAACGCTAATGCGACATCTGTTGCCACAGAAAAGGCGAAACAACTTCTTCTAGAACAGTGGAAACAAACTCCTAACGGCAAAAAGGCTTTGGAGGATGATCGTTTAGAAGAAGAGAGATCGGCACTCATATTAAGACGGAAACATGAAGCAAGAATTCGTGCTCTGAATGAGAGTAGAATGAATTTTGCTAAAGAGAATGGATTTTCTGACTGGGAATCTTTCTTGAAGTATAAACATGAACTTGATGATTTACATCGTTATAAACCATGGTGGTCTTGGATGACATGTGTTCCTAAACCTATACGAGTACCTTATTATTTGTAATAGTGGAGTAATCTACTTTTTTCCGTTTAGATATTCATACAATCAAATATTAATGGATATTATTCGCGAATCTTTAATGTATAAAAAAAATACTCTTCACGTGTGTTTATCTGAATTAACACGTCAAGAGCAGTACGAGTTCGTACGTCTTTTATTAGCTACTCGAACCTCAAATGTTTCTTTATGCGATTGTCAACCAAATCAATACGTTCTGCGAGTTTTAAGTCGATTAGGAATTCCACGAACACGATGCTTGCGCGTGTAACCACCACCACTTCTTGGTTGTGCTACATCTTTTGCTAGAGCTTCTTCTTGAGATTGTGCCGCTGCTGGTTGTGCTACAGGAACTACAGCTTCTTCTTGAGATTGTGCCGCTGCTGGTTGTGCTACAGGAACTACAGCTTCTTCTTGAGGTTGTGCCGCTGCTTGAGGAACTACAGCTTCTTCTTGAGATTGTGCCGCTGCTGGTTGTGCTACAGGAACTACAGCTTCTTCTTGAGGTTGTGCCGCTGCTGGTTGTGCTACAGGAACTACAGCTTCTTCTTGAGGTTGTTCCGCTGCTTGAGGAACTACAGCTTCTTCTTGAGGTTGTGCCGCTGCTTGAGGAACTACAGCTTCTTCTTGAGATTGTGCTACAACATCTGGATTAAACACAGTTCTAGCCTGATTTAAACTAACGATTAATGACCCAATACTTTCAAGAGAACTAATAATTCCTAAATTTGGTATAGTTAGTGTTTTTACAGATGTTAATAATGATCCAAGTCCAGATCCAAGTTTAGAAAACCCTTTTCCAAAATTTTCCCAAGTAGAATTTGGTACTAGTGCTATTTGATGAATTTTTTCAGATAATTCTCTTAATTTTATTTCATACTTTTCCAATTCATCAACTAATGGTGTTTTTTGTTTAGTTGTTGTTTGGGATTCAATAAGAGATCTCATTATCTTTAAAAGTTCTTCATATCCTTTCAAAACTTCTTTAGCATTTGCTACCTGTATACTAACATCTCTCTTACCAACCATAGAATATTCTAAGTAACGAATTTTATCATATAAAAGTTTTTTAGCATATTCTAATTGGTTCCATAATGCTTTTTTACCATCTAGGACAAACAAACGTTTATCATTTGGTGTCTCTAAACGAACTTTAATTTCGTTAATATTATTCTTAAACTCAGCTAGTGACAGTTTTGCGCCACCTTTGAGTTCCGGCGTGTCTAAAATGCTTTCTAGAAATTGTCGTAATATGTCACCTTCCTGTAATAATGACATAACTAATCTTGCTAGACCTCTGATTTTAGTTAATGATTCGTTCTGTTTTTCTAATTCGGTTGGATTTATAGCATTAAAGGTTTCAATTTCAGCCAATAATAGTGCCTTATATTCATCAAATGAAGACTCGATAGTTTGTCTGTATCCAGAAATCTCTTGTTTACCCCATAAGCCGTATTTCACCGATACTTCACGTAATTTATCATAAATTCTTTCTCTGAATGCATCTTTAAGAATAACTAGTTTTTCTTTAACAGATTTTGTAAATAAATGTGATACATCAGCAGATACAGCAGCACGTTTGATTGTTTTCCATGGAATAGATTCTCCGCTCATCAAAGCTTGTTCGACAATTGAACGTTGTTCAACTGTAGGAATTTTAATTTCTTGCAGTGCCAATTCTAAATTGGTGAGCGCATTCGCAATAATCTCTTTATTTAATGTTGAAAAGTTGGTAACTTTTTGGTTAAGTTCAGGAGATATTCTAGGTTCTTTTGTAAGACCATAGAAAAACGCAAATGCTCTTGATACATCTTGACCGTTAAATGAACTAACACCTTTCTTGAAAAAATTGTAATACTTATCTACTTTATCATAAATCGTATCAGAAGAGGCTTTAGATAACTCTAAATACATCTTGAACACTTCAGGAAAACTAGTCTTTAGTAAAACTTCTGTGGCCTGTTTGGTAAGTTTATCTTTACTCAAATCTCGTGCAAAAGCCTGAAAAGGATTCTCTTTTAATTGGTCTAGTTGTGATGGTGCTCTACCTTCAATTTCAGCGATCTTATTTGATTTCTTTTCTTCAAGTGCTTCCTCCGCTTTCCCCAATTGTGTATATCGTTCATCTCCGGTCCAACTAGGATCTAAAGCTAATTGCATAGATACATAATCATTCTTCTCTCGTTCGTTTTGTGCGATTTCATCTTCAATTTGACGGTATTCAATGAGAAGTTTATTCAGAGCTTCTCCTGTAGGTAATACAGATGGCTTGACTTCTTTTTTATCCCAGAAACTCTGAGGAACTTTGTACGCAGAAAGTTCTTTTAACAAAAGATCGCGAGACGCATCAAGTTCAGCTAATTTAGACGTTATCTGACGAAGTTGTTCTTTTAATGCAGTGTACTTTTCAGTAGCTTCATCAGCCACTGGTTTCTTTTCGTCAATGGTTTCTTGTAGAGTTATTAAATTTCTAGAATGTTCATCACGTTTATCCAAATTACTCTTTAATTTAGCTAGAGGATCTTGCTTTCCTTCAGATTTTCCGGTCGAGGCAATTCTATTCCACCAACTTTTAATACTTTCAAACCCCTTTGGTGCTGATTTTTCTTCTTTTGGTAATAGTTCTTTCTTCATATTTTTTCGTGTCGCTTCAGTAGTTAAGATATTGTATATGGTTTGCTTCCACGCATCATGGGCCGTTCTATACTCGTCTTTAGTACTAAAATCTGCTTCTTTTGGTTCTGGATCAGCTGGAAATTTTGTTAGAAGAAGGTTATACAAAGATTCTCCACCTTGTTCAGGATTCTGGATTTTTTTGATTTCTTTTTCAAAATATGCTAAATATTGTTGTTCGGAAAATTTATTATTTTCTGCTTGTCTGTACGCAAGTGTAGCAGCATCATAAGTTGTTTTCAAACTACCAAGTTTCTGTTTACTAAGAAATTGCTTTGTTTTTAATTCTCTGATCTGTCGATCAATATCCACTAATTCTAACTGAATCTGTTGAGGAGTTTTGGATCCTGTAGCTGTAGCCAACGCATTTCCAGCAGGAGTTCCGGGAACAATTCCCATAGCTTGAGTTAATGACGTTCCTGAATTTACGGGTGCCCATGTAGGACGTCCGTATCCACCACGTTGTCCACCGGCCATACTATCTATTTCAGGTAAGGTTGGAGCAACAGCTCTATTTTCCTCTTCTGGAACTGGTTGTTCTTCAGCAACTGGTTCAGCAACTGGTTCAGCAACTGGAGTCTCTTCCTTGGGACTAACGTATTCAGTAACATCCTGCGTAGTTTTAGACACTTGATCAGCAATAGATGTTACTGCATCTTCTACATTTTTTAAAGTGCTTGGAGCTGAACCAGTAGACCCGCTCAAATAGAGACCTAAGCCTCCAGCAGCCATACTCCCAAGCAATACGGTTGCTGGGATCATTTTATTCACTTACTAGATAGCAAGATGTTTAATTTAGTTGAGGAAACGTCTAGGTTACGATTAGAGAACAATTTGATTAAATCAGGACAGATAAGAGATTCATGGTTTTCTTTAGGATTCAATTTAGTCTCACTAGTTGTTGTTGTAGGTAGTTTCTTCTTCTTTTTATATTATTCGTATAACCCAAATCCACCTTCAGCACCGCCAAATATTGATTATAAAGCTGTGCCATGGATGAATGCTGTAAAAAATGTACCTTCTGGAGTACAATATGGACAACTTCCTCAAACTGAAACTGGAAGTAGTGTACAGGGGTTTGAGCATCGATCAAGCACGTCAACGTTTCAATGAATTAAAATCAGGTGTTCAACCCGTAATTAAACCTAAACGAAAACTAAAGAAGTAAGATGTCAGCATCTGCCTACATAAATAAACGCAGAGTTACCACACTTGCTAATAGTACAAAAGTTCAATATAATAATCATTCGGTTTCTGTAAATTTAATTAATGGTGTGATTCCATGTATTCTCGCTCTAGATCAAATCAGATACACACCACATCCACCTTGTTCTTGTCTGCATGTTACAACATTATTAATCGCGGATGGTGGATCTCCAGGATCACAAGGTCATTTACTAGATGGAGGGTACCCATGGTCTCACGGTCCCGTAATAGATTTTGGCCGAATCTAAATAAGGATGTTATCTCTTCTTTGGGTATTTGGAGGTTTTATTGTAGGTTTATTTGTTGTTTCAATTTTTGATCCGCCATTTCGTACTATTCCATCATTACCAACTCCAGGTTCACAGGAATTCAGAACACAAAAAGGTGGTTGTGTTCGTATAATCTCAGAAGAGACAGAATGTACGTCAGATGCTATTTCTTTAGGTGTAATAAATGATTCGAAACGTCTTGCATAATCCAAAATCGGAATTCTTTTTTTCATTCTTGGTCGGCATCGGTTTATCTGTCATGCTATTTCATCGCCCTATTCGATGGCAAAAAATTTTAGCTATGAATCCATCAGAAATTGATGGGAAAGTTGTTAAAGCAGATGGTCGTTGCGTAACTTATCGCGTGGAGGATACGTCATGCGAAATAACTTCTGTTAAATAAATGGACGCTACGGATTTATCTGACCTCTTGGGAAATGCTCCAGTTCAGCAGCAACAGTTTTCTCCTATGACTACTGGAGGTGGTGACCCTTTTAGTTCTCCTATTCCGCAACAAACTAAACCTGTCCAAGATTATGCTCCACAATTCAATATTTTACGTTACTCCATTCGTAGTCTTCTAGGTTACATGGCTTACTTTTTAGCGGCATTCACTATTTCTTTACCCACTCCACGTACCTTAATCTTACAATACATTCCTCATTCTTATACGTCAGGAGGTGTAGTTTCTTATTCAGGTGCAGCAGTTCTAGGTGCTTCTGCAGTTGTCCTCTCGTATGTATTTACAGCTGTTTTTCATACCTTATTCTAAATGGACATCCGACTCTTTCAACTCAGATCTAGAGGTCCTTTAATTGATCCTCCCGCAGTGTTTCATCCGTCTATTTTAGTAGGATGTGGAGCAATGATGACACCAGCATTCATATCAAAACATAATATTACTCATGTTATCAATTGTGCTTTTAATGAACATTCACCTGTATGGTTTCGCGACCGTTATCCTGAACGATATGCGTGTATAGAAGCAGAAGATAGTCAACAACGTAGCATTTTAGAATGGTACCCAAAATTTAAAGAAACATTAACTAATTTTTTACAAGAACCTCATTCTAAACGTATTTTTGTTCATTGTCAAATGGGTGTTAATCGAAGTGCGTTCTTAACTTTAATTTTTGTCTGTGAAAATTTTGGATATAAAATAAAAGATGTTATCATAGGAACGTTAAATCAGCGACCATGTATGTACCAAAATCCTCGTTTCCTAAAAGATGCTTTAGATCTATTAAATTAGCCCAATATAAATAATGGATAACTCTTTATGGTCTTCAGTAGCCGGAGGTACAGCTACATCTTCTGTGATGGGTCCATCGTACAGTTATGTAGATAACATTCAAAGCCCTTCAGCGTTAGGTGTTGGATCAGATGGATCATTTTCTCAAATTGGTACGAATATTGAAGGTATTGGTACCTATATTAAATATTTGATCAGTGGTCCTGCTTTAGGTAACAGATTCTTTATTAAAACTGGGGGAACGTGTAAAGCTCCTGATGGTTCATCACAATCTAGATCTAATTATGTGAATAACGTCACAGATGCAGCAGAAGCTCTTCCTGAATCTATGCGTCGTGATTTAGGTGGATTGACTTCAGATTTCAATGGATTAGTTCCAGGAATGATTCAGGATGTTGAAGGATTAAATCCAGTTTCTTTATTCAATTCTTTATCAGCAGACTCAGTTCCTACATGTGAATGTTACTCATGCCCAGTATCTTCAGGTGCGTCTACCGGATTCTTGAATACAACTTTGAGTCCAGATTATGATCCAGATTTATGTCAGAAAGTAGATCCATCAGCGTGTATAACAAAAGAATCCTTTGAAGGACAAGAATCAATTATGCCAGTTTTTGTTGCGTTAGGAATTCTTTTATTGCTTCAAGCTATTTAATGAATGATTCTGAATTAGTATAAATGAGCGATACATTTCGTGTCAAGCGTTCTCGTGAAATTAAACAGGACGGTTTAGGCGGAACTTTAGACTCAGTACATCAAACTGTTTTATCATCATTAAAAGATTCAGAAACAGATAAAGACTCTTTAGAAAAACAATTGAGAACTTTAGAATTATCAGATTCTACAGATATCCTTTCTTGTGTTAAAAATTATACAGATATACAAAAACTTAAACAAAAATTATCCGAGAAAGATTCAGTAGCTTCATATTTTTTGAAGAATACAGATATATTCTTAAAATATTATGATCAAACAGAAACACATTCTACATCTACATCTGTAAATGATTCAAATACATTTATGAAATATGTGGTTCAACAGTCTTCAGGAGGACCTACGCGTAAACAGATCTTTGATGAGTATCTTTCTAGAATGAAATTGTTTACTGGTTCTGAAAAGGTTTGTATGGAATCTGAGCATTGTATGACCTGTAACACGGCTCGTGAAGAGAATTTATCTGAAGGAATTCTAGTTTGTCCAGGATGTGGATCTGAAGAATATATGATGGTCGTTTCAGATTTTGCAGGATTCAAAGATCCACCAAAAGAACGTAATAATTATGCGTATAAAAAGATTAATCATCTTAACGAAATTCTCAATCAATTTCAAGCAAAAGAATCTACTATAATTCCTGAAGATTTGATGAATGAAGTTGTTCTGGAAATTCGCAAACGCAGAATTAAAAATGTAGCGGATCTCTGTGAAAAGGATATACGAGAGATTTTAAAGAAGCTGAACCGTAGTAAATACTATGAGCACGCGGCGCATATTTTAAGTCGATTAAATGGGAACCCTCCTCCTACAATAACTCCCGAGATTGAAGAAAAGATTAGAACAATGTTCAATGAAATTCAAGCACCGTTCTTATTGTACTGTCCAAATGATAGAACGAATTTTTTGTCCTATTCGTATATCTTATACAAATTCTTTGAACTGTTAGAATTGGATGAGTACAAGGTATACTTTCCTTTGTTAAAATCAAGAGATCGGTTAATTTCACACGATCAGATTTGGGAGAAGATTTGTGAATATTTACACTGGGAGTTTATACGATCTGTTTAGACATAACGTTTCTTATTGATAATTCTATATATACATCCCATTAATTACAAAACAAGAAGTTAAACAATACATTCGTTGTTAATTTAACATGCCGCCCATATCTTATCACGACTTAACGGAAATCCCCCACCAACCATTACCCCAGAAATTGAAGAAAAAATCAGAACAATGTTTAACGAAATACAGGCTCCTTTTTTGTTGTACTGTCCTAACGATCGTACTAATTTTTTATCTTACTCTTATATTTTGTACAAATTTTTTGAGTTACTCGAATTAGATGAATATAAAGTCTACTTTCCTTTATTAAAATCAAGAGATCGATTAATTTCACATGATCAAATTTGGGAAAAAATCTGTGAATATCTCCATTGGGAATTCATCAGATCTGTTTAAAGTTCCTTAAGAACCTTGATTACAGAATTTAGAAAATTACTATTTCCTTCTTGAGCACACCATTTTGCTTTAATAAGCGCATAATCAGAATCCTTTAGTTTAGGATCATCCAGTTTATCTAGAATATCTTTAAGAGCATTCATATGCTGAGAGTTTTCATATTTTTCGTTTAGTTGAGATACAAGATCAGTCGTCTGTTTTTTAGTCAGAAGTCTAGTCTTGAACAAAACATATTCATTCAATGTAAATGTATCAATAATCTTGACTAGGTTCTTCTTTGTTAGATGTTGTCTAGTTCTAAGTTCATCAATTTCAGATTTCAAATCTTGAATTTTATTATCAAGATGAGCAAAATTATCGTTCAAGTTTTTAAGAAATCTTCTACAGCAAAACATTTTTTACTTAATCATTCAAAAAAGCAAACGAATCCATTTTTAAAACGAATCAAGTATATCGTAAGCCCGCGAAAATAAGTAATGGAAGAGTGGAGAAATAGCGATGTACCAGATATTGAAGCATCAAATCATGGAAGAATACGCCGTACATCTACTGGATACATATTTAATCCTATTGTAAGGCTTGGTGATTATAAACGTATATCCAATAAAGGTAAAAAATATAGAATCCACGGTTTAGTTGCCAGAGCATGGATACCTAATCCTGAAAATCTACCACAAGTTAATCATAAAGATGGTAATAAATTAAACAATCATGTTTCTAATTTGGAATGGATTACTTGTTCAAACAATGTACTAGAAGCTGTTCGTGCGGGAAGAAAAGATGGCAAATCAGCAGCTACACCAATAAAAGTAACTATAAATAATGAAAGTCATACATTCATAAGTATTTTAGAAGCATCTAAATTTCTAAATATTTCACCTAAAGCAGTAAGTACACGTATTTTGAATCCTGAAAAGTATGAAATAAAAATTGAAAAGATTGTTGTTTTACCTCGTGAAGGTATTGAAGAAAGACCTATTACAATTCGTGGATACGAACATCTAATAGCTTGTTCAAATGGAGATTTAATTAACAAAAAACATCGTAAAATCATTACAGGATCTTTATATGGAGGTTATTTTCGAATTAAACCTTTGAATCATGCAAAAAAAGAACTTCCAATGACATCTGTACATCAACTTATTGCAAGAACGTTCATTCCTAATCCAGACAATAAACCTTATGTTAATCATATTGATGGAAATAAGATAAATAATGCTATTTCAAATCTAGAATGGGTAACACCTCAAGAAAATACTCAGCACGCGAGTAGAATTGGATTACTTAAAAAGAAAGTTCTCTAACTCTATAAAATTCTTCTTCAGATTCTTGTTTAGGCTGAGGTTTTTTCTTAGATTCGAGTTTTTTAATAACATCTTTCATTCGTTGAATAACTTCATCTAAATATTTTAAATTGTTTAAGGCCATTTCTTTTGCTCTTGGAGAATATGGATCCATATATAATTTGTTGATAAAATATAAATGGGTATATGTCCATCAAAAGATTTGGCTATATGTCTAGTAATTTTTAATCCTGCTAAAACCAAAAAGATCATTAAAAATTATTTTACGATGGTTTCTAAATTAGGTGATCTTCCTGTATTTACAATTGAACTTGTGTATCCAGATAGAGAACCTGAAATTCCAGAAGCGATACACGTTCGCGGAACATCCATAATGTTTCAAAAAGAAAATTTATGTCGATTGTTAGAAAAGGAAATTCCTAAAAATTATACAAAATTAGCTTTTGTAGATGCGGATATTATTTTTGAAGATCAGTATTGGTATTATAAAGCATCTAAACTTTTAGATTATTATGATGTTGTTCAATTATTTGATAAATGTACATGGTTAGATTCAGATGGTGAATCTTTTTTAGATCGTGAATCTGTACTCCATATGCGAGATAAAACCTGGAATTCTAAATATCATCCAGGTTTTGCATGGGGATTCAGAAGAGAATGGTATAATAAAGTAGGTTTTTTTGACTATGCTATTAGTGGTTCAGGTGATACTTTATCTGCAATAAAATGGCTAAGAAAAGATTTGCCTAAAGGATTTAAATCTTTACCTAAACCTTTAGAGAAAATGTATTCTGATTTTTGTCCTAGTCCTCCTAAAATCACGTGTTTGTCTGGACATATAAAACATCTATTTCACGGTTCTCGTGAGAATCGTAAATATGTTGAACGTCATCGAATGTTAGATGTTCAAGAAGATATTACTGACCTTATTGAAACCCGAGGTCTATTTGAATGGAAAGACCCTAAATGGAATTCTATATTCTTAGACTATTTTATATCCCGCAATGATGATTCTGTGGATTTATCAATGTCATGAAAAAATTTCTTTTTATTTAGAAGTAGATGTTGGTTGTGATGTTGGTTTCTCAAAGAAACCTACGATATTTAGTAATATCAGCAAAATAATCCACTTCATTTTGATTATTAATATCTCCTCGTAAATATTTTCCATTTTCATTTTTCCAAAAGAACCAGATCAAAAAAAGGCATAGATATGTTTTAAATGATCTATGTTTCATTATAAAAAAAAGAGTTTCCTCTTTAAGCTTTATTATATCTTCTACTGTAAGGGCTGTACACTGGATTATATGTTATAGTAGATCCATTGTACAGATATCTGATACATCCTAATTGTCTCCAGCTTTCTTTTTGTTCAAGTTGAAGAAAATCATGGAGTGTCAATCCACATTTCCATGAAAGGAAATCTAGAGCTACTTCATGTGTAATTCTCTTCATTTTAAGTCCAAGATTTTTTGCTACAATACGAGCTCTTGGGGATGGCCACGTAGGATGATTATACAACTTACGTAGCTCTTTAGGATCCATTCTTTTCTCATTGAAAAAAAGATGTGAAATCTTTTCGTTTTCTTATAGAGCATATCCTCTAATGTGTGTTTGTGCGTAACAATCTTTTGCCCAATGTGAATCTCGTCCACATCTGTGACAGGCATCTGATTCCTTTTCTGAACACTTTTTCTCATGAACAGAACATCCAAATCGTGTAGTGAATACGCGATCACAATAATCACATTCATAAACGTAAGACTGTTCTTTCTCTTCAACTTTAGTTCTACACCTGTTTGCAAAATGACCAGCAAGGCCACAATTCAAACATTTGTTGTCATTGCCGATAAACTCATTCTTCAATACTGAAATTGTACTGTCATCCAGAACAACTTGAGAATATGAACCACCGCGAACATTTTCGACTCCATACTTTTTCATGTAGTCTTTTGTCACATTGTTTTCGTCATGAGTTGAAGTTATCGGTCTTGATTCGACCAAAGTTGTGGGTGGATATTTAGATGTCCACGTAGATCCCGATCCTGACAAATGTTGTTGGTATCGTTTCATTATATCGGCACTTTTTCCAATGTACCATTTACCTTTCTCAAGTTTGAGAACATAAAGCGATTCCATTCTTTTCTCATTGAAAAAAAGATGTGAAATCTTTTCGTTTTCTTACATCCAAGTAAAGTCCATAATACCCAGAGCAAATTTCAATTCTTTTGCTCGTTTGTTGGTTAGAACAGATGTGTCCAACTGTTCGGTTTGTGTATCATTAATTTCACGAACACGCAAAACAAATTCAGATGGAGTTGTTTTCCAATCAACCACATGTCTCTGAATCAACGCTTCACGCAAACGATCGGAAGATAAATAAGGTTTATTAGTTTTTCCAGGTTTAATCAAAGGCTTTTTAGGATCTTTATTAAACTCTTTACACATAAGTTGTACATAAGTGTTAGCTACCATTACAGGATCTTCGCGCCACTGAATAGATTTAGTTTGATTTAAAATCTTGAAATATTGAATAATTTCAGATTCATCAGCAAATACTTTTTCAATAACAAGAACTTCAAAATCAGGAACATCCAAAGCTTCAAAGTATCGCTTGAGAACAGCAATTCTATGTTGACCGTCAATCACGAATTTTCGCTCTTGTCCGTCAACTTGAATAAGTGCAACTGTATAAGGTTGTTTATCTAATGACTTGATAGTATCTAAGCTATTATTGATTCTGGATACATGAATATCATCACGTACTCTGTTTCCATTCCAGATTTCAAGTAAGCATACTATACTTGCTCGATATGATCTGAGAACAGATCCATCATTAAATTTGAACATTCTTTTACTGAAAAAAGTTTCTTGCGAAAGTTTCCATTTTCCTTTAAGATGATAGCCATCTCTGAACTTGTTCGCAAAGAACTTTGTCTCCGTTAAAAGCTACAAGTTGTCTACAAACATTATTAATAGATTTTCCAGTTCTATCATTAATGTCAATTTGATTTAGTAGATTAATAAAGTTTGCATTAGTTACAAATTGTGTGGCTCTTCCGATAAGTTGAGCCTTTTCACTACCATTCATGCCTGAAAGAACGCTACTGAATTGCTGGTTCATTCTTTTTTGATTATTATGAAAAAAGTGTGAATAAATCCATTTTCACTTGTTTCCATAAAATCCTCGCAGAACATCTCCATTCGAAGACTTCGCTGCTGTTCGTAGATTTTGAAGAGCATTTACG